TTCGAGAATGCGCTGATAGCCAAGCTGGCAATACGCCACGCCTGCTACCTTGGCACGGCGTACCAGCGCCTTCATCTGTGACTTGAAATTGGTCGCCTGTTCCTTGGTGTAGTAGTCCCAGAGGATCTCCAGGGTCTTGCCCAGCTTCTCGATCATCTGTTCGTGCTGCGAGACTTCCTTGATCTCCTGCAGCACCGCCATGTCGTTCGGGTCTGGGCCGGGGACCATCTGCCCCATCTGCATCATCTGTTGCTGCAGCATGATCTTCTGGACGATGCCTTCGATCTGCTCCGTGGTGCCGTCCCAGAGCTGGTACATCAGCTTGTTGCGCGGCTTGGCCGCCACCTTCGGGTCTTTGGCGTAGAGCACCGCCACTGACTGGTTGATATGCCGGGGGATCACCGGAACCGTGTAACTGTCGGCGGCAACCCAGTCCTTATCTGCGCCAGCGAACGCCAGTTGCTCGCACTCGCGGGTGCGCTTGAAGAACTTCTCCCAGTGCTTCTTCGCGTCTTTTATCTTGTCTTCCCACTGGTGGATCAGCTCCTCACGGGCTGGGTCCACGTCGGGAACGTCGTCCCAGGAAGGCTTTTTCTTAGGCTGCATCTTGGCGGCTTCGGTCTTCGACACCACGGTGCCGCACGACGAGCACTCCATCATGTCGCCGCCCATCGGCCCCATGCCCGCTTGTTCGTGCATGTCGTAGCCGCACTTGGGGCATTTCAGCGCGCCGCGGCCCATCGGCATGGCACCAGCGTCATCCATTGCCATGCCGCTCTCGGCTTCCATTCCCTCCATCTCTTGATCCGGGCCGTAGGCCATCACCATCCCCGCGCTTTGAGCTTGTCGCCGTTACGGGCGCGAGCCTGGGCGTTTTCCAAGATCCAATGGATAGACCCACTGGGATGTTTGTCCACCACCACAGACCGCACGGTCGGTCTGGTTTCCTTGTTCAGCCCCATGCCGATGTGCGCCAGCCAATCGACAAAGTCGTCGTTCGCGCCAGCCGGAAAGCGCAGCATCTGCGCTCGCGCGGTCGGCCACCACGGGGCGCGGCGCGGGAATTTGACTTTCCGCATTCTCATGCGGCCCTGGATGGCTCTGGCGCGAAGCGATTTATCTTTTGACGGTGTCACCGCGTCGATGCTGGTGTAGATCCTCTCTTCTTCCATACGCTTGTATAGGAACGGCCCGAACGACTTGGAGATGAGTTCGCTTTCCATCCACCAGAACAGCGGCTTGTGCGACTTGAACTGGATCAGCATTTCCTCGACGGTCTTGTCCGTCTCCATGCGATCCCAGACGAGATCCGGCAATACCCAGATATCGTCTTTCTCGTCCACGCCTATGCATCCCAAGACCGTGTAGTCACGGCCCTGTGCACGTGAGACAGCGTGGTCCGAAGCTCCGTACTTGCGGAGGCTTTCCGGTAACTCGGCAGGGTCGTACTCGACAATATCCTCGGCCCTGAAATACGACCCATCGTCCGGCGACGGCTTGCCCATCCGCAGAGCCGAAAAGCCGACAGGATCGTTGTGTTTGGCTTCCGCCAGGAACGTCAGCGGAAACTTGTCTTCCCACAGCGACGCCATCGGCTTCGTCCCAAACTCGCGGATAACGACCGGGTCCGTTGGGACGTGCAAGTCCAACGTGAGCAGTTCCGCCAGTTTCGGGTCGGTGACCACCGCCGGGACGTTAAAGTATTTCCAATTGGTTTCGATGCCAGCATAGCCGCCGTCTCCAACTGGTCTTTTACGGCCAGGGTGGTCGGGGTCGCAGAGCCGTCCGATCAGGTCGTCCTCGTGCCAACGGGTATGAACGACGACGATGGGCGTCTTGCCGTGGCAGCGGGTAAACACTACGCGGTTGAACCACTTCCAGATCTTATCTCGATAAGCAGGACTGTTGGCGTCTTCATCGTTACGGATAGGATCGTCCACGAAGAAGAAATCCGCTGGTTTGCCGGTGCCTGATCCACCCACACCGACGAAAGCCAACTTGCCGCGTTCTTTAGTGATGAGGAGATCTTTTGCTTGTCCGCCCTTGTCCAGTCGATAGTCTGGAAAAACCTGACGATACCCCGAACTATTGATGAGCTGCCGGACGTCGTCGCCGAACTCATTGGCGAAGTCCTGGTTGTACGCCCCGACCATCACGTGACGGCGCGGATCGCGGCCCGAGATCCACGCTGGGCCGCCACGCGTGAGCACTTGGCTCTTTCCCGTCTGCGGCGAGATCGAGATCGCCACGCGCTTGTATTTGCCCGACTCCACGCCCTCGATGATCTCGCAAAGCAATCTCGCCTGCGGCGTGGTCACGTACAGAGATTTCGTGACGTCGTCCAGATCGTTGGGGTCCGGCATCGTCAACCGCATAAACGGAAGCAACTTGTTCTTCGCATCCTTCAACGCCAACAAGCGGCGAGCCGCGTGAAGCAGTTCATGCTTGCTGGCGTTGTCTTTATTCATAGCCCCATCAACGTCCAGTTGGTGCCGTTGTACAAAATCCGACATTTACTGGCACCACCACCTATGACCGTTGTCCCCCACATCGCCGTGGTCAGGGCGGCGTTATCAGAAGCCCTGCGCCCATCTTTTATTGTCGCTTCCATGCCAAGCGTTGGTGCGGAAACCATGTCGGCGAAGACGCGATTAACTTCAGGGTCTGCGGGAGTGCAATCTTCGAAAGTGTTCTGGGCCATCGCCCCGGCACCGATGTCCCACTTGGTCGTTGATCCGGTATAGGCAACGCCACCGTTGTTGGCTTGGCAGGAAATCCATCTGTTATGCGGTTGCAGCCCGTGATACGTCCCGGCGTCGGCCGTCATTTTGATGCCAGCGCCGTTGTAGGAAGCTGTTGAAGCGTCGGCGTGGGCTGTACAGTTCAGCCAAATATTTCTGGTGCCGTCTCCCGCGACAAAGCCGTAGGTAGACCACAGCAAAGTGTCTCCCACGATTGGCCCAGAACCACCCGCGCCATAGCCCGAGTAAGGCGCAGCAGCGTGGCCATTATGCTCGCAAAAAGCGATAAAGCACTTCTGGTAATTGCGCGCCCAGATCATGCAATCGTTGGCTTCGCCACCGCAGCTTATGATGGACGAGCCTGCGGCTTCGTAGAGTTGGATGCCGTTGCCGCAATTCTCGAAACGACAACCAATAACCGCGGCCCCGGTGCGAAGCAGGATGCCATCGTGCCAACCCATGAAATCGCAGGCTTGGATGACACTGCCGCCACCGCCGAAAAAATATACCCCGGCAGTCCCGACCACAGTACCGCCAATTGACGCAAACGAGCAATTCTGGATTGTCGTCGTGAAGCAACTATCGTAGCAACCGATGCCGGTATATCCGGTTATCTGGCAATTTCTGACTGCAAAGCCCTGGCAGCTATTCCAACGAATAGCTCCGGATGCCGGGTTTGAACTTCCGTTTTGAAACCATAAGTTTTCGATGATATCGATAGACCAATTTCCACCGCCGGTAATCGAACGATCCAAAAGAAAACCGGCAAAATTCCCGTAGATATGCGACGCCCGACCAACGCCACGGAAAATGATTGAATGCGAAGCAAGTTCATTGAATGTCAACGGTGATGCTATCAAATACTCGCCAGCAGGAAAAAAGATAACGCCACGCTCGGTGCCTGCGACCCAATCGATACAAGCCTGAATAGCGGCGTGATCGTCAACCAGTCCGGTGCCAACCGCGCCAAAGTCCCTGACATTGTGTACCTCGGCAAACCGGTCTTGTGTAGTACGTGCGGTTGTTGATCCGGTTGATGTAACCGAACTACTTCCACCGCCGCTGAAGAGAAATCCGGTCATTCTTACACCCCATACCGAGTGTGCTGGTTGTTATACATCGCGGTCTTTTGTGCCCCGGAGAACGTAAAGTTATAGATGCCCATTTCTGTGGTCACGGCATCAGCAAAGCCAAACGTCCCGTTACCGCCCATGTTCATGTCGTTGATGGTGTCTGGCGATAGCAGTGCTCCCAGCGTTCCAAGAGTGGACACGCCGTCTACACAAATGTCGCAGGCGTTTGTCCCCGTTCCAGCAAGCGCCCAGACAATGGAATGGGCGACATTATCAGTAGCTGGCGCAGAGAAATTCGATGAGGTGCGATAAAAATTCAAAGTATTCGCAATATTCAAACGTCTTGCCAGAAAAAGATTCCCGCCCGCCGTGCCGGGTGCCCAGAAGTTCAATTCACTCCCAGCAAAAGTTGGAAACTTAATAACTTGCGCCATCGTAAGTCCTGACGTGTCCGTGAGCGGCCCCCCGGTCCCGGCGGCTGTCGAACCTAATTTGTGCGAATTTGCTGCGATGAATTGCACTGACGGCAATCCGTTGATTCCACTGGTGAGAAACAGCGGCTGCTCGGCGACGGTAGACCATCCTATAGTCCACCCGTTTCCCGTCTGATCGAACCACGTCCTGACCGATAAGGTGCCGCCAGCGGCAAACGTATTGATTGCCGCCATGTCCAGACCGCCGCCAGCGATTGTTCTGAATGGAGAGCTATCCGATCCGCCGCCAGCAGTCGTGTGCAACGTGATCACGTCAACAGCGCCAATCGATGCCGTCGTGTACGCCTGCAATCCATACCAAGCGAATGCGCCGGAGACATCCTCACCGGGGCCGCGATACGCCGCTGCCGCTGCTGCGGCATACGCCCCTGCGCCTGTGGTCAACAGCGGCATGTCAGGCGGCCTTGTAGCCGACTGCACTGACCTTGGTGCTGGCCCCGGTCGTGACGTTGGCGCACATGATCGCCGTTGCCGTGGTTGGCTGGCGCAGCGGCGTCGGCAGCGTGACAACTGCGCCGCCATATCCAATCGCCGCTGGAATTGTCAGCAGGGTCGTTCCGCCATCCGTGATGATAACGTCGGTTGGGATCGTGGCGTGGGCGTTCGACACGATGATGGTGGTGATGTAATTACGCAGACCGGAAGACGGCGCGGCCAGCAACTGTGTGCTGGTGGTCCCGGTCATTGGCGTGGTGATCGCCCCCGAAACTAAGTTAGCAGACGGTGCATAGAGCGCGTAATCGCTTGGCAGAACCACGGGAACAGACGAGGCCGCCAATGCCACGCCAAGCGTACCCATTGACGCCGTGCTGATCTTGACGCCGGTCGCGTCGGTCAGATCCACACCAGCGGCAGAATTGAGGTTTGCCCGCGAAATCTCCTTGGTGATCGCGTCTTCGCTGACCGAATGGGTCGCGAGGTTCTTACCAGTGCCGGGGGTAACCGCAACTGAGGAAGTAGCCATGTCATGCTGCCTTGGTTATCGGGAAGAAGAAGCCAAACATTTCGCCAGCGGTGCCGCCGCCACCTTCGGCCACGTTGGTGACCGTCACCGTGATGGTCTGGTTGGTCTGGTTGCCAGCGCCGTCCGTAGCGCGGACTTGCACGATGTAGGCGTTGTTGGCGTCGGCGTCGTCCGGCGCTTCAAAGTCCTTGGTGCCGTTGGAAAGCCAGCGAAGGGTCGATCCGGACAGCTCGAACCGCGAAAGATCCGCGCCGCCGACGAGGCTCCAGGTCACGCTCTCGTTCGCGGTCAACGCATGAGCCAACACGCTGTTCTCGGCAATACTGTTGGTACTCGCCGACGTGATGGTTGGCGCG